ATGGGAAACAACTTTACAAAATCAGAACAAAATGAACAAAATGAACAAAAAGGAGGAGGTCGCCCCGTGTCTGACGAAGAAATGTCTAAATTACAATATGGCGATGTTCTCGATATCATTGTAGCTCATTATATATTAACAATGAACATGGAAAGCCTTTCAGACTTAAACAAATCAGGAAAGTGTAAAGAGATTACCCAACTTACAAACGAGGCATTTACAAAAAGAGCAACAACGGGTGATATACTTGCAAAATATAATGCAATGTTTAAAGAAAACAAAACTGAATATGAACCCATTATGTGTAATCAGGTTGTGTCGGTATACTTGAATATTGCTAAAATATACTCTGTTATTGTTTCTGCAATCAGACCTAGTTATGAATACAAAGATGATAAAGGGGATATTAAATCGGGAGCAATATTTGACGATAATGTAGATGTATTCGGCGAGGATCTTGCTCTATCTAAATTAAGTTTTTGTGGGGCAAAAATACAAAGTCTTACTGGCAGTGGTGATGTATGTCGTCAAGGTAATAACTCAATGGAGTCTCATTTAGATATTCCTGAGTTATATGATCTATATTGTGATTCCGAGTATGATATTGAAACCGGGGCGTTTATCGGGATGTCAGACGAAACCAAAGAAGAATACAGAAAAAACTTACAAGATTTCTACACAATATTCACAGGAAAATCGGCACTTCCTGATAACATACACAGATTTGGCGACATACCTTTAACAGATTACAATAAAAGTAGTATATGTAAGTATCGTGATTTCAATGCGGATCAATGTTATGATGAACTGGGTAAAAAATACGAATGTCCTCCTAGAAAGAAGACAAGTGACCAGCCACAGATATCAAAAAAGACAAAAGATAGACTTTTAGAAACATATGCAATAAATTTAAGAAATATGGTTTCTAATGTTAACATCCGTCAATCCAAACTTACAATCATATTAAACAAACTATTTGTGTTTGATAATTCAATATCAGACCAGGTAAGGGTAACCTCTATTGTTACTGCAGATATGGTAAAAGAACTTACAAGATCTGTAAGAGAACTTGTAAATCAAATAAATCTGTCATGCAGTATCGAGTATCTAAATAATATCAAAGTATATGAGGCTATTGTGGAATTACAAGCAATTGATACAAGCCAAAAACAGATGGACTATATTAAAAAACTTCGTGAAATAATAAAAAATCCTGGTTCAGTATAATCAAATCATTTGATTATGTCCTACTTTTGATCTTATTCATGTCAAATAAAAATGTTTCATCGTATACCATATTTCCTTTTGGTTTATAATTATCGATCGGTGTATATTTTTTATCATTTTCTTTGGATGCATACGATTGTCGCTTAGATTTTTGGAATACATTATCACCTGCTTTAAATACAATATTGGTTCCGGTTTGACTATTATCACCTATTATTGAACTTTTATTTCCAATATTGTATTTGCTATTTGTTTCATAGTCTACATCAGGCTTTGGAGTTAGGTCATTACCTTGGTTGTCATATACCCGACCCGTCTTTTCTTTTATTTCTTGAATAACATAATTAGGAACCCAATGGTGCCATGTAATCATAATTGTGTTGGGGTGAAAATATTGAACTCTAAACCCGTTCGTTTTTAATTTATCCATTATGAATGCGACACACATTCCTTGATCATAACAAGGAATACCTAACATTAGTTCGGGAACTACAAACCAACATATTTTGTCTGCACCCCGTTGTCTTGAAGTAGTCTGGATCCGGGAATGAACCCTTTTTAACATTCTACTAAAAATCTTTAATTGTTCTTCGTCTTTTTCTCTCTTCTTCTCGTATAGATCATCTATGTTCAAGTTATAATCGCTCTCTTCACTTTCGTATTTGTGTAAAGTAAATATATTATCCATTGTATAATTTCATATACGAAAAAAATATAATAAACGGAATGCAACATATATTAATAGAAGTATTACGTAATCTAAAATATGACAATCAAACACCTTGTTTTGCCTGGAGGAGGGGCTGCATCAGTTCGTCTCTTAGGTGCGCTAAAAAGATTACACGAAAATGGTATATGGAATGAAAATGAGATAGAAACGATACACTCTGTATCGGCTGGGACACTCCTTTCTGTACTTATTGCCCTCAAGTTTGATATGCAAACTATAGTTGATTATATAATAGGGAGACCATGGGATAATGTTTTTCAAATAAGCCTAACAAACATTTTTGATGTCTTTACAAAAAAGGGTTTTTTCGGAACAGAGATGATTGTAACATTTATGGAACCATTTTTTAACACAAAAGATATATCACTCGAGATAACCATGCAACAATTTTTCGAACTCACGGGGGTCAAAATATTCTTTTATACAGTTGAAGTCAACTCATTTAAATTAATCACTGTATCACATGAAACATTTCCAGATTTACCAATTCTTGAAGCTATTCACATGTCTGCTGCATATCCGGTTTTATTGTCACCTGTTATGATTGATGGAAATTGTTATATTGACGGGGGTATAATTACAAATTATCCTATATCACAATGTCTTAAAATCTATCCTGACAAAAGTGAGATCCTTGGTATCGGGGGGAAACCACATGAAAAATATAGTCGTGATATTTCGCAAGACACTACAATTTTTGAATATTTACTCGAACTTATATACAAAATTGTAGTCAATATTTACGATAGACGAATTGATATGCAAATTAGAGAGCCTATTCCTAACTATGTAGAAATAGATATACCATCCGTAACAATTACAAACTTACAAGAGACATTTAATAACATTGAAGAGAGAAAAAAATTATTAAATCATGGTGAAGCATCTGCACAGGAGTTTATCGATAAATGCGAACAAAACAGTTCCGAAGAAAGTAATGATACGGAAATTAGTGAAGAAAATAATGACATAGAAACCCCTAATGATGGTATGGATACTTTGAAAATAGAGAAGACTCATGAATATGACCCCATACTGATGTTCTTAGATACAATGCCTATAGCATAACTAAACTATACGCATAATGCTTTACGGGTACTTTTTAATTCGCACCGAAGTTGTGTTTTTTTCAATATAGTCTTGTTCCAAGTTATTATCAATATTATAACGTATTGTGTAGAAGGGCGGCTTATCATGCTGCACATCAACAACGGTTGATTTAATAAGAGGATCTACATAGTTTGGTATATACCAAACAGTATCTCCTTTTTCATGTGTATAATTGGGGTGAATAATAAAAGATGTATCAATAGTCTTTGCATATAGTTCTTCATAAGCTTTTCCTTCATATATGTGAACCTTTCTTCTCAACAATTCCATCTCTTTATCTGTTTCTTGTCGTTGTTTATCTATTATTCTGTTTTCATAATCTCTAAAATAATCTGGTTTTTCACACGTAATCTGATGTGTAAAACGATTTATATAATATTCGTGAGAACTTCTAGTGATACACATTACCCATGGAGTTGTTTCGGGCAACATACTTTCTACAAGTGTTCTTTTCGCAGTTGACCTAGAAGGTATATTTAAATCATTGCTATTTGTTGCATTCCCATAACTAAACAACATTTATAATAACAAATTGATTGGTGAATATAGAAATACCTATAAGTTATTATATAGTTTACAATATAACAACATCTTGTTATATTAGATTAACCGCAAAACTAAAATGTTTACATATCTACACGATCTAGATGATCTTGTAGATACCCTGGATGAAATTAAGTTTGAAGATATTCCAGAAGTAGAGGATGACACGATCAGTTATGAAGAACGAACTGAAATTATAAGTACTATTATACAGCTAATGTACGACTATGTGTATGAAAATCCAAAAAACATACACACTCCTAATTTTCACGAGGAAATGATGGATGCAGTAGAAGATCTTATCCAAGAAACTATACCGCAAACAAGTATGGTTAGTAATGGGAATATTGAAGATGACACATTAATAGAGCTTATTGATTATGCAATCGATATGTTTTATATTCAAGTAATGCCGAAAAGATCATACCATACCGGATATTTAACGGATAATACAAAGACTTACATATTTCCATGTAATGAAGATAAAAGAACAATCGCAACCACACTACGTCATTTAAAAGAAGTTCCACAACCAGAACAACGAACAATGGAATGGCATACTTATCGTCATACCCTCATAACAGCAAGTAATGCATACAAAGCTATTGAAACTGAGAGTACCCGTAACCAATTGATATTTGAAAAATGCAAACCAATTACCATGGATATGGTGATGCCAAATCTTACAGGTATTCCGATATCAAACTATCAAAGCTTAGATATAGTAAAGTTTGCGAAATCAGACGATGAACTGGAAATCGTAAACTCTAAAGTATTCTTGGCTTTAAACATTAATACTCCGATGCATTGGGGCCAACGGTATGAACAAGTATCTACAATGTACTATGAAATGGTAAACAACGTAACTGTTGGTGAATATGGTTGCATTCCACATAGAGATCACAGCTTTATAGGGGCTTCTCCAGACGGCATTGTTGAAAACAGAGAAAGTCATTTATATGGTCGCATGCTTGAAATCAAAAATATTGTAAACCGTGACATAACAGGCATTCCACTCAAACCGTATTGGGTTCAAATGCAAATTCAAATGGAAGTTTGTGATCTAGATAAATGCGACTTTTTGGAAACTAGATTTATCGAATATACTGATCGGGAAGCATTCGATGAAGATGGAACGTTTCTCAAAACTAAGTGTGATAATGTTCATGGATCATATCTAAAAGGTATAACTATGTTCTTTATTAACAAAGACAACTTACCAGAATATGAACACAAACCTTTAGAAATGGACGAAATGGAATATACAAACAAATGGGTTCCGATGATTACAAAAAAACATAACGAACTTGGGCATTATCTCGTTCACACATACTATTGGAAATTAAAAGAAATAAGCTGTGTTCTAGTTATACGTAATAAGCTGTGGTTTGAATTAAATATAAAAAACTTTAATGAAACATGGGATACAGTTCTAAAAGAACGCAAAACAGGTTATGCTCATAGAGCACCTAAAAAAAGGGTATCAAACGAAACACTAAATTGTAGTAGGTGTTTAATAGATCTTGATACAGATGATGAGACAGAACCGCCAACAAAAGAAAAACTCACACCTGATATATTTGCTGAAATGGATGACAGTGATGATAGTTGTGATATAGCAAAGATCGATATATCTACACCTAAACCAATGCCCCCAAGACCAGTATCCCCACATTTATTAGCCGGATCACATAATTTAATCATGCATATACGAACAGAATCGATAGACGAAACACACATATAAAAATTAAAAACAAAACAAAAACGCTGTCATCCCAATGACAACGTTTTTGTTTTTAACAACTTATTTTCAAAAGTTATACAGAAATATGGTTAGAGATAACTCTATGTATATAATATACTAATAGACAAGTATGTCAAACTTTGTTTCATCTGAACACGATAGCGAAGATGCATCTGATATGATTGTTATTAAAAGATGTGGAAACCCCGAGACCATTTCTTTCGATAAGATATTGCGTCGCATTAAAAAGCTCGGTTCTGAAGCAGGAATAAAACTTAACTACACATCACTTGCTATGAAAGTAATTGATCAACTATATAATAATATAAGCACTACGAAAATAGACGAATTAGCTGCAGAACATTGTGCTGTAATGTCAAGCCACCACACAGACTATGGTATTCTTGCCGGACGTATTGTTGTAAGCAATCATCAAAAAAAAACTTCTAGCTCTTTCTGCGAAGTAACTGAAAAGTTATTTCGATCAGATGAAAATGGAGGGGCAAGAATAGTTAACATGGATTACTATAATATTGTGACTAAACACGGAGATCAAATCGAAGACATGATTGACTATAACCGTGATTACCTAATTGATTATTTTGGATTTAAAACATTGGAAAGATCGTACCTATTCAAAATAAATGGTGTCATTGTAGAAAGACCTCAACACATGTGGATGAGAGTAGCTATTGCTATACATGAAAACGACATGCATGCTGTTCAAGAAACATACGATCTTATGTCTCAAAAATATTTTACCCATGCCACGCCTACTCTTTTTAATGCAGGAACACAACGCCAACAAATGAGTTCATGTTATTTGATCGCTATGGAAGAAGATAGTCTAGATGGCATTTTTAATACATTACATGACTGCGCGCGCATTTCGAAATGGGCTGGCGGCATTGGTTTGCATATTCATAACATACGTGCTAATCAATCAGTAATCAAAGGAACAAATGGTATGTCGCAAGGCATTGTACCTATGTTAAAGGTTTTCAATGATACAGCAAGGTTCATTAATCAGGGTGGAAAAAGAAATGGATCATTTGCTATCTACCTTGAACCATGGCATGCAGATATCGAACAGTTTCTAGAAATGAAAAAGAACCATGGCGACGAGGAAATGAGAGCAAGAGATCTATTCTATGGTTTATGGATACCTGATTTGTTTATGAATAAGGTTGAGAATGATGAAGAATGGTGTATTTTCTGTCCTAACAAATGCCCCGGACTTAGCGACGCATACGGTGATGAGTTTGAAAAACTATACAATAAGTATGAACAAGACAAAATGTATAACAAACGTATCTCTTCAAGAGAACTGTGGTACAGAATATTAGATTCTCAAATGGAGACCGGAACACCATATTTGTTATATAAAGATGCGTGCAACAAAAAGTCGAACCAACAAAATCTAGGCACAATTAAAAGCAGCAACCTTTGCTGTGAAATTGTAGAGTACTCCGATAATAAGGAAACCGCGGTATGTAACTTAGCAAGCATTGCACTTCCCAGTTTTGTCGATACTGAGAAAAAAACATTTAACTATGAAAAGTTACACGATGTAACTAAGGTTATTACTAAAAACTTGAACAGAATAATTGACTTTAACTTTTATCCGACGGAAAAAACAAACTATAGCAATCAACAACACCGACCTATTGGTATCGGAGTTCAGGGATTAGCCGACACATTCGTTCTACTAGACATTGCGTTTCACAGCGAGGAGGCTAAAGAGGTAAACAAACAAATATTCGAAACTATGTATCATGGCGCACTAGAACGATCATGCGAACTTGCAAAGGAATCTGGAGCATACCATTCTTTTATTGGTTCACCATTGCATCAAGGTAAGTTTCAGTTTGACATGTGGGGGGTTCAACCTTCTGATCGTTATGACTGGGAAGATCTTCGAACTAGAATTAAAAATGATGGTGTAAGAAACTCATTATTATTAGCCCCTATGCCAACCGCAAGCACTTCACAGATACTGGGGTTTAACGAATGCTTTGAACCATTCACAAGCAACCTTTATAGCCGTCGCACGCTAGCAGGAGAGTTCGTTGTGGCAAATAAATACCTCATGAAAGAACTAATTGATCTTGGTATCTGGAACGAACAGGTAAAGAATAATATTATTGCAAACAAGGGAAGCGTACAACAACTTGATATTCCACAAAAACTCAAGGATAAATATAAGATTGTTTGGGAAATGCCTATGCGTCATATTATTGACATGTCCGCAGACAGAGGAGCATTTATATGTCAAAGCCAAAGTATGAACTTATGGGTCGAAAAACCTACATACAAAACACTCACATCAATGCATTTTTACTCATGGAAAAAAGGTCTGAAAACGGGCCTTTATTACTTACGCAGAAAAGCATCACACCAAGCACAACAGTTTACGATTGAACCTCCCAAAAAACTAACAGACTCTCCGACACCACAAATAATTAAAAATGAACAAACAAATCAAAATGAAGAAGTTTGCGAAATGTGTTCTGCGTAAATTGAATTGCCCAACACGATAAACAGACGTATTGACAATAAAATTATTAAATAACATACATGCGGTATGTTATCTAATTCCGATTCTAGGTATATGTCGCTTGCTATAGAAGAGGCACAAAAATCTCATATTAGTTATCAACTAGGATGTATAGCAGTGGTTTCAGGTAAAATTGTTGCTAGGGGATGCAACACATACAGAACCTATTCAAAAGACGGTATGATCGGACGTGCTTGTTCGTGTCATGCAGAAATAGATGTTCTACGCAAGTGCCTTAAACAAAATATAACGAAAAAAATAAATATATATATTGCGAGAAGTTCTAATACAGAAGAACTACTTTGTTCGACACCGTGTATAGATTGTTTCTTAAAAATGAAACATTTTAATATACGAAGTATTATTTATGTAAATCATGATGGTGACATTACAAAACGAAGTGTTGAGGATTTTACTACGAAACATACCACAAGTGGTCACAGAGCAATTAAATCAAAACGTGTAAAAGGTTATGTATCATAACCACACACATATTCAAACAGTTACTATTTGTTTTCATATTCACTATTCACATCATATTGTTTGCATATACCAAATGTTTTTCTATGCCACGGACTTAATCCATGATTCATAATACCTTCTCTATGTTGTTTGGCGGCGTACCCTTTATTTCCACGAAGAAGATATCTTTCATCAAGCTCAGGATGCATATCACATAATTTTGCAATATAAGTATCACGTGAAACTTTTGCAATAATAGATGCTGCTGCAATACTACTATACAAATTATCCCCACCCTTGACACATTCGTGTTCGTAACACTGAAAATCTTCCTCTTCTTTATTCCATACAACATGGGGTTTAAAGTAATTACCATCAATTAATAACAATGTCTTATCGGGGTTCAACTTATTTCGATCAATAAGTTCTTGAACACAATCGTGCATTGCTTTCTGAGTAGCTTGTAATATATTTATAGCATCAATAGCTGTTTCATCTTCATATTTTACTACCCAGTCATGACAGTTAGATAATATGTATTCATACGTTTCGTTTAATTTTTTATTTGAAGTGAACTTTTTACTGTCTTTCATAAGAGAATAATTATAAGTATTGCTGTGTTTGGGTAATATAGCTGCAGCTACATAAACACGACCGAAAAGAGGACCTCTTCCTACTTCGTCTACCCCAATTTCTACAATTTCGGGATCTTCATTATAATATGGATTTGTTGACATTACCTATACCTATAGTTTTTATTAGTACAACAAAATAAACTTATTATTCAATTTACATATCGGATTGATATATTATTTATCTTTACAAAATATATAAGATACAAAATTATGAAACGTTGCACTATTACAACACTAACAATAGCTCTTGTTTCATTAGTTATTATGCTTATTGCAACTCACGTTGCACAATCTATGGCAGCAAAGGAAGGTTTAGGAACTGCTGCTGCTTTTGATCCTGACGATTTGTCTGGACTGAGTTCAAAGGAGATTCCCCATGGGAAGGGAGGAAATACGTATGAAATCCCCGATCATGCAGGTACTTCTCGCATAGATGGACCTGGCACGGGAGGACCTGGTGTGGGAGGACCTAGCACGGGAGGACCTGGAGGAAGACGCCCTATTGTTATAAATGTAAATAATACTGGTGGGTCCTATGCTCCACAAGGAACTATGGGTCAAGCAATGGGTCAATCAATGCCTTCTAGAACTATCCAGATTACACATGAATTAAGCGATGAAACAGATCAACATCTCGAAAAATCCATGAACTTTATGGAGTTTGTTATGAAAAAGTCACAGAATTAAGTAAAGAATGTTTCAAATTTATAAATAGTATCTTCATATAATATATCGGTAATTATCATATGAAAAACCTAGTTACAATTAACACACTGATAATAGCACTTGTTGCATTAGTTATCATGCTTGTTGCAACTCATATTGCACAATATATGGCATATAAGGAAGGTTTAGAAAGTAATGCAGGTCTAATAGGACGACTAAAGGAACTAACAATACCAGGAACAGGAACAGAAGGTCAATATAAAGGTTGTTATAATGATGACGGGGTTAGAGCAATGACTAATACATCAAGAAACCTCTATCGCAGTAGAGAAGAATGTAGGCAATTGGCAATCAGTCAGGGTTATAAATATTATGCAACTCAAAATAAGATCGAACAAGTTGGTAAAAAAATAGGTTGGTGTACTGGTTCGAATGATTTCGCTGCGGCAACGAGATATGGAGAAGCGGTAGGAACCAACATGGTTCACCCAAATGGGAAATGTAATTATGAAGATGATACTGGATATATGGGAGGAGCTATGAGTAATGCAATTTATGCAGTTTATGACAAACCTCCAGAGTACAAGAATAATGAAGATAAAGTAGCAGCAGACAAGGAAAATGCCCGACTGGGAAAACTTGTAATGGACAATGCATGGGCAGATCGTGACGCTCATCTTGACGAAGAGACGATAAGATGGGAAGCAGTAGCTGAAGCACTTAAAGTAGAAGAATCATCAAAAGCAGCAACAAGATCAGCAGATTTAGCACAAGAAAAGATCAAAGAAGCGAGAGAACTAGTTAACAAAATAAGAAACGTATTGGAAAAAACAAAAATAGAAATAGACAAAGCAAGAGCATCCACAGTAAATGCGGTAGCGACAAATTACTACGAAATAGCCTACGCTGCATATCAAAAAGTTGATCTTAAGTATCAGAAAACACAACAACACGCATCAGAAGCAGCAAACCATGCAAGAACATCCACAAACGCAAAATTACTCGCAATGCAAGCACATCTCGAAACACGAGCAGCAATAGATAACTCAAAGGGTGGAGCAATAGGCACCGCAGAAAGAGCAAAAGCTATAGGAGCAGCAAACGTAATTAAAGCAGCAAAAGCAGCAGTAGACGCAAACGCAGCAAGAGTATCCACAAATACATCATATATTAGTGCACGGAACGCAGAAGCAGAAGGACAGAAACAAGCAATAATATCGGTAGACAACGCACAAAAAGCAATAATGGAAAAGGAAAAAGCAGCAGCAGCAGCAGCAGCAGCAGCACAAGCAGCACTAGAAGCACAACAAGCAGCAGCAGCACAAGCAGCACTAGAAGCACAACAAGCAGCACAACAAGCAGCACTAGAAGCACAACAAGCAGCACTAGAAGCACAACAAGCAGCAGCACAACAAGCAGCACAACAAGCAGCAGCAGCAGCACAACAAGCAGCACTAGAAGCACAACAAGAAGCAGCACAACAAGCAGCACAACAAGCAGCAGCAGCAGCACAACAAGCAGCACTAGAAGCACAACAAGCAGCAGCACAACGAGCACAACAAGCAGCACAACAAGCAGCACAACAAGCAGCACTAGAAGCACAACAACAAGCACAACAAGCACAACAAGCAGCACAACAAGCAGCACTAGAAGCACAACAAGCAGCAGCACAACAAGCAGCACAACAAGCACAACAACAAGCACAACAAGCACAACAACAAGCACAACAAGCACAACAAGCAGCACAACAAGCAGCAGCACAACAAGCAGCACAACAAGCAGCACAACAAGCACAACAACAAGCACAACAAGCACAACAACAAGCAGCAGCAGCATCAGCAGCACCACCTACTCCAGCACAAGTAGTAGCAGAAAATGCAAGAAACGCAACAGTGCGAGCAAAATCAAACGCATCAGCACAATCTCCTCTTCTACCAGTAGGTCCAGCGGGTCTAGAAGGTCCAGCGGGTCCAGCGGGCCTAGAAGGTCCAATGGGTCCATCTTCATACGACCCATTTCCCGGGTCTCCTGTTTCCGATCCATATGGTTATTCATCTGATTCTCCTGTTTTATATTCACAGTCTCATCCTGTTTCAAATCCATATAGAGATACAATAAATAGTGGTTATCAGAAACCATATAGAGATACAACAATAAATATTGGTTATCAGAAACCAACTAATAATATTGTGCTAACACACGAATTAAGCGATAATGCCAAAAAACAAGTTACAAAAACAATAAACTTTATGGAGTTTGTCATGAAGAAATCTCAAAATGTTCAGTAATCATAATAATGTATCTACTTTACTATATATTTTACCTGTACAATATATATAGTATTCAATATTAGTATTAATTTATGATGTTTTGTAGTTCACGTATCAAAAAATTAGGAATTACAACAGCAATTATCATTATTGTAATTGCTCTTATTAAGGTGTGTTATGTATGTGAAGAGGGCTTTGTTTCTAATCAGGAAGAGAAAGACTTAGTGAAACAATATGCAATGCGCGCACGCAAGTTACCTGCGAAGTTCGTAAATGGTATGCCTACCGAGAGTTCAAATCAGAAACAAAAAGAAATGTACACGGATATACTAGACAATTCAACATCTGTGGAAGATGCAAAACAAAAATATGAAAAGTATGCGAAACTATATCCTCCTCTAGATTTCATCGATGAAGAACCTCATAATAAAGTGAAAGATGATAATTTTGAATGTTCTAGAAAAAAATGTGATACAGGATACAATTACAGAGGTGCAAAAGACTCTACGGTTCGAACATCTAAAGGACGGGTAATACTTTTGGTAGAAGAAATTAAACCAGCTATCATTCAAACACTTAAACACCAGGGAATTTATGACGATTTAAATATTATGAAAGAAATTGTTCATAATTGGATGTTTGAAATACAAATAAATGGAATATATACGATGTTTTCACCTCTTATGCGATGTAATCATGACTATGGCCAAGATGATAAGGGGAGAGAAACTATTGAAATTAAAACATTTCCACCTTCTGAGTTTTCAGATGGTGCGGTTACCACACAATCGATTTCATGGTATCAATGTGGTGGTCCAAAATCACCATCAAGAGAAAAAAGCGAAGCACGGATAAAAGCAATTGCAGAGGCAAATGCAGAGGCAAATGCAAAGGCAGATGCATATGAAGAAGCAGAAGCAAAAGCAAAGGCAGATGCATATGAAGAAGCAGAAGCAAAAGCAAAAGCAAAGGCATATGCATATGAAGAAGCAAAAGCAAAGGCAGATGCAGAAGCAGCAGCAAAAATTAAAGGTAATACAGCTTCCGAACCAGCAGGTGGTACATTTGCTCCACACGATCAGGTTGGAAGTATTCTAGATGAAAATAACAGCCCTTTTGAAAAAATAGTAGACAATAACACCGTAATAGGTCCACCTGGTATACTAGGCCCATCTTCTCTTATACCACCTGATAGCCGCCCAGTAAACATTATTATTACAAGTAATGTAGGACCTTATGGCCTTGTAACTAACCCTCGTAAACCCCAAGAAATTAGTTACAATCACGAACTTGGAGATAAAACAAATACACAAGTGAATAAAACTATGAGTTTTATGGAACACGTGATGAATACGTCTCGATGAAGATACCTACCTATATTATATGGAAATTACATAACCATATATTATTTATTTGAAGATTACTATATATTTTTAACTGTACACAATATATAGTATAGATTAAACATGGAGACACAATTAGTTATTATATTTATAACCGTTAGTGTGATACTTTCTATAATGTTTTTTGCATATAATAACAATAAACGCTGTTCTCGGGAAGGTATTGAAGGTATGGAAGGATCCAGCCCTGATCAAGCGCTGCAAGCAGCATTAGCAAACGGAATTGTAATTAATACTCCTGACAGATCTACAACCCCAGGATATTCTCCCGGTCAATCTAGTAATATCGTAGTGAAACACGACTTTGGAGAAAAAGCACTTGCTGCATTGGAACGCACTAATAACTTGCTTACTAAGATCGATTTTGTGAATGCTGAAGAAAACCTACGGTCAGAAACAGCAACTAACGATGGTGAGGTTGACAACTATAACTACTTTAAGAAAGATAGTTTGCCTCTTGTATATTATGGTCCAGGAGGATCCAATGCCAAACTTTTGACACACGGCGGAAAGTTTGCGATTGTTGTAATAAAGACAAACGGTGAAACTATGCAGTTTGTAGACAAGGAAACCTCCTATGATGGTTTCTTCGAGAATGCCAATGTTCCTACGGCAAACAGTAAATTACCAATCATCCCCAAAGAACTCTCCAATATTAGCTTTTATGATAATAACGGAAATGTTGCGAAGGTTTACCGTGCAAAAAATGGTCGGTTTATTGTTCAAGTAGATCAAGCAAATGGCATGGAAGTAATATATACGCCAAATAACGTGTATACGTATAACACTAAAAATAGCAAATCATTTAACATAGGAAAAACTGTAAATAATGCAGCGACAGAATTGAAAACATTAGAAAATGAGGAGGTAGATTTAGAGAATGATATTGAGAACAACAGTATTGCAAATGGTACACCTTCCAGTATGATCCCGCCAGGAGATGAAGATAAATATATTTTAAAAACTCAAATAGTTCCTCCTGTATGTCCACGTTGTCCATCTATTTGCAGTGCTGATCCTAAAAACCAACAACCCGCTTGTCCATCATGTGGAAATCCGGGAAAATCTGGGTCATATAAGGGTAATAATCAACCACAATCAAATACTGGATCATACCAGGGGAATAATCAACCACAATCAAATACCAATGCTGATATAAGTCCACCAAATGCGTATGATGCAATAAACAACCCTACAGACAAATATTCACAATACAGACACAACAGTAGCTTTTTACCAGTCCCCATGGTAAGCGATTTTAGTAAGTTTTAAACTTACCATTGTCACGTATATGAACCAAATTGAATACAGTATTGTGTTATAGTGTGTTGTATATTATTAACGCAGATATTTAGATAACTTATAAGATGGCAGGCGCTGTAATTGGACTGCTTGTATTTTTCGGATTGTTGATTTGTGCGATGGCAAGATCCATATTTACCCCACAGAATAGAGTTCGTCCTCATTAAATAAATAATTATTAACAAAATTGTATTATTAATTATTTCATTGTATACAGTGTATTTTTATGGAATATATGGAATTAAAATATACTTATTTCTTTTTATCGGCGTCGTTTATTAATTTCTTCTCACATTTCTTATCCATTTGAAATGATGATCCGTTGACACTTTGAGGAACGATTTTTATGATACACTTTGATTTTTCACCCGAATAAAGGGGTGTTGTGCAACCTTTTTCCTTTTTGGATTTGTTCTTCAATGTCTTACGTATCTGTTTAATCTTCCATACATCATTTTTTTTTTTCCCGGTGCATCTTGAGCGGAAGTGTTCGTATCTCATCTTTACATCACAATAAGAAAGATTTGATTTTTTCTTTAACATTTTATTTACCAACTCGTGTAAATCGTAAATGTATTTTGAAAATGTTTCACGATTTTTCATTACCTTCATGGTGGGAGGAAGACTTTTAAAATTATTTTTTAAGTTTACCCGGCAATACTTACATGGTAACACGTGTCGTAAATTACATATAAACCTCTGATAACTCTTTTTATCTTCTATGGTTGGATTAACAGGATAGTTAAAGCTCATAGTATGCAAGGTATGCCATAAGCTTGGTCCCCAAACAGTAGTTAACATTCCATCTCCACTATTAAACTCACTTTCGCCAAAAACTCCAGTTTTGAGTTCTACCGCAGCACATTTGGTCGCGGTAGCTTGTGAACCTTTATTTTTACGGGTCATGTTCGTTTTCTTAATGCGACCTTTACGGGTTGTTCCTCCATTACGACGAACCATTTATAATTATTAAATTAACAAGTATACAATATATTGAGAATAATTATTTTATCCTATAAATGATTTTTCGTATTAAAACTGATTATCATATCTTCAATTGTTTCTAAATTTTCAAACCGAGCTTTAGCATTTATAGGTTGATCCTTCTCGGGTGCATTTATATACGATTTAAACAATTCAATAACTTTAGAATAATATTGGCTTTCACTCACATAATTGTGTCTGTTTATTTCAATAAGTTCTCCATTTTCACTCGTGTAAATCATTTGTATCTATTGTATTCCTTGTATTACACGTAAATATTCTTTAATTTCGTTTATTAGTATATAAATAAACTGGCTATATATTACAAATAAGAAGCCGGATATGTTATCGAATATTATGGAGAAAATCAAACAAAACTCTACATTTTACGCGATGTTGTTGCTCGCAATAGTTGTTCTTTGTGTTGCTGCTTACTTTGTATTAAGAAACACCCAGACACAAATGAAAACACAACTTGGTAACGGAGAAACAAAATCCACAACTTCTCAAGATGCGGAAATTCTGTTCTTTTATGCTAACTGGTGTCCACATTGTAAAGTTGCCAAACCCCACTGGCAAGAAATAAAAGACGAGTATGAAGGAAAGGAAGTAAACGGATACAATTTAGTGTTTACAGAGGTTGATTGTACAGAGGAAACGCCTGAGGTGAAAGATAAAACTTCAGAATATGAGATTGAGGGTTACCCAACCATTAAGTTGGTAAAAGACGGACAAGTTATTGACTATGACGCTAAACCAACAAAGGAAACACTAGATAAGTTCATTAATACTGTATTATAAATAACAGATAATTGATATTGTATATAATTTATAATTTATATACAATAATTCACTCACTAAATTATTTAGGATCTTTTTCTACGACTACGCTTGTCTTTTTAAGAGTCTTCTTTTTTTGAGGAAGACGACTAAGAACAGAGTTCTTTTTTGTATCCGCATTTTTAATTGTGTACTTTTTAGAAGTTTTATTGTAATGAAGACCAGGAATACTTACAAGTTTTCCACTTGTTACATCATATTCAACGTCTTTTACACGAACTAGTTTTTTCTTATCGAGACATCCACGGATGTATTTAAATAATTCATCTGTCTCATTCACATCAAGAGAATGATCCTCTTTATACACATTTATAAAATCATTTACTTTTTGCATTTTTATCGTCATATCTAACTTATTCCATCCAATAATTGTATCGCTATCTGGTTTGGTTTCTAGAAACTTCTCCAAACTATTAAGTCTTTTAAAATTATCTTCGCCATATTCCATTGAACACGAGACACCGGTTTGTATCATAGATTTGTATTGAATATGTTTGAGTTCAACGCACTCATTCGTGTCCTTTTTGTCATTTTTGTCCGTTTTGTCTGAATATTTTAATTCAGGTACAACACCAAGGTTCTTAGTATCTTCATCGCATGGGGGAATAGTATTCTTATTGTTCAAATCCATATACTTTATTATATCACTTTAAGTCTAATTGGTTTTTGTATATATATATATCTATCTGAAACAAATACACAGTCTATATTTTTGAATATACATAATCTACATATAGATATATATCTATACACGATTGTAGATGACTGAAAAAAAAATAATTAACTTCCTCGTAAAAAATAGCAGATTTTCGGATAAAATGAAAGAGGGAAAACAAGATAACCCAACCATTGTAAAAAGGCGTGACATATTATTTGACGATCATTATTATACACACCCTATTCAATTGGATATCATAGGTTCATTGTTTGCCAATACATTTAACGGCGGTTCATTCCCTATACAACTTCAAACTATATGCGAACAAATTATTAGACATATAAATACGAAAGTCTCTAGTTACCAAATGCAAGACAAAATTAAAAAGAGAAAAATAACAGATAAGTTTGTTAAGTTCAAAGACGTTGTAACTATGCTGAAAGATTGTAGCATAACGTGTCATTATTGTAGAGATCCAGTATATATTCTTTACAGAAATGATCAAGAAATGTTACAGTGGACACTAGATAGACTAGACAACTCAGTTGCACATACTACAGAAAATGTTGTAATATCGTGTTTAAAATGTAATTTAAAAAAAGGATGCAAAAATGATGTGGACTTTGTATTTACAAAACAACTATCTATTACAAAAAAGGAGAGTGACGACATTGAAGAAGTTAAAAAAAAGGATGAATTATTTGAAAACAGCGATACTAAGCAAATAAACAATGATCTCATTATAAGCGATATTGAATATTCACCTGATATTTAGTAAATATGTTAATAGGTTATTGGTTATTATGAAAAATAGAATATATGAACTATTTATATGTCAAAAAAACAACGATGGAAATGGAGTGATACTGGTTCAAACGAACCAGTAGATCGAACACCAATTCATACAAAACCTAATACTACTGAGAAAAAAGAACAAAAGGAGACCCCTAACACATCCGAAAATATTGAACAGGTTGACAACTTTGTTGATGATAAACATATGCGAGAATCTACATATGAAAGAATGTCTAAACGAGAACCAATGGTTCAAACAGGAACAAATCCATACCTTCAAAATAGCTATATTGATGGTATAACGATTCGTGATAAATATCTAATGCCTTACCATGAATCAAAACCTAGGACTAAAAAGGATGAATTAGAAGCATAAATATAGATCAACCCAGTCAGTTGAAAACCGTTATTTTATTACACAAATTATTCTAATAAAATAACACTTATAATGTATTCGAATTAAAGAATTGGACCGAATGCCTCGCTTACATTACTGGGATTACTAAACTCATCTCCTTCCATAGACATTAATCCTTGTATAGCGTTACCAAGTTGTTCGGGGTTCTTAATAGACATTTGTTCAAGAGATGTCTTATTAAAACTTCCCATACCTTCTTTTTCTTGACCTTCTTCTTTGACTTCTTTGACTTCTTTGACTTCTTTGACTTCTTTGACTTCTTTGTCTTCTTTGTCTTCTTTGGCTTCTTTGTCTTCATCTTCGACATCCTTTTCATTAGAAATAATTCCTTTTAATATTCCATCTCGGTCAATGCGAGAACGGGAAAATAAAAACACAGAACCAATAACTAAGATTGTTAACATTAACACGGGCAATGCAAGAACCAAGAACCAAGATGCACCAGGATATCCTTGATCACAAAGCCAACCAAGTAAAAATGCCCACAAAATAACAGACACTGCGTGGATAGCTATTCCTAAAATATTACTAGTCATAAGACTTGCAATAATAGAGATCACTGAAATCACTAAATAAAGTTTCGCAGGATCACATAGTTCTTTTAAAGGTTTGAAGAATGGCATGTTACTTTATATATGTACATAAAAAATGTTACTTGTAATTCAAAAATAAAATTATAAGAAACCAAATGTTTTAGTTTTGGATAACAGGTGTTGAATGTTTCAAAAGATACATATAAGCTAGTAAAAATAAGAATATTAAAACAAGCGGCATAACCAACAATAACCATGACATAGCAATAAGTTTATTTTCACACAAATACTCAAGCAAAAACGTCCATAAGAACACTACACACAAGTGTATAACCATTGAAAATAATTCCACATGCACTAATGCAAGAACAACTGTAAAGGAAAGAGAAAACAATAAAAATAAAATAGAAGGAGGACAAAATCTTAAAGCATTCATTTAAATTATACCTATTAATATAATATGTTAAAAAAATAAGACAATCTTGAATAAATTTTCTACAGAAAGAAAAATGATATAAAGGGTGTAGACCGGTAGTATATAATATTAAAGATATGAACGCATATTCAACTCAAAACGATCTTCTTTTAAATAACCTACTTTCGTTCTACAATAGAGATGATAATTTTCAAAAAATGTTATCAGTAGTTACCGGGGAATCCAAAGTTTCGCTTAGAATTGTAGACTGGTTTTCTACAAATTATGCAAAAAAATACTACACAGTTTACATGATACCCGATGAGAACATCGAAAACACAGGAACACGATTTAAAGTCTATAACGACTACAAACTCAAACTAAAAGCATACTCAAAAAAGAGGTTCGACCCTTTCTGTAGATGGGACCGAATTACGGTACCTTATAAGAACGGATCTTCCATCCAAACAACCATTGGACAACTTAATTTTTTCAAATGGATCATTGAAAACAAAGTTATTGAACACATCGAACAACATTATGATACCATTGAATGTGACATGAATAACCGCAATAGCACTTCAAAAAAGAAAGAGACTATTCTTAACACAGATAATTCAAAGACCAGGAAAAAGCGTGAAGAACTATCTATTTCGGCCACCAAAAGTGTAAAACGCGAAGACGTAGAGATTGTTCTATCATTCAATTAAAATTCAACTACAAATAAAATTCAACTACAAATAAATCATAAGTTACTTTAGTTGCAAAGGTATAAATATATACTATTATGAATATATATTTACATAAACATTTCAAAAAACATCTTACTTAAACATATCGAATGGGTACAACACAATCAGTACAATCCGTAAGAAAAGTAAGTTTTGAAGATATGATCGATACTGTTTTTCAAAATAAAAATAGTTGTTTATTAATTAACACTCTTCCAATAACAGACCAAGAATGTCTTATTTCACATACACTACCCGCAACATCTGAAGAAAGTATCATAAATACAAGTATAACACAAAACAGAGATATTCCTATTATACTTTACGGGAGAAATACAAGTGACAACTCTGTCCTTATTAAATACGAACAATTAAACAAATTAGGGTTTAGACACGTTTATATTTATCCAGGGGGGATATTTGAATGGCTACTATTACAAGAAATATACGGAGCAGACAACTTTTCTACGACATCCAAAGTAAAGGATTTGTACAAGTTTCGGCCAAACAAAACACTACAAATACATTTGTTACGTTCAAACTAGGCCTTCAACAAAACGGTTATTTCATGTTAGATCGTAATATTATATTTATATATTATATATGGAAAGAACATTTAATTTTGAAATAGAGACAGACGAGAACGGATACCAGTATTATGTTATACCCGCAGGAAACACGTTATACAGAGGAGATACAACATTGTACCCACATTTTCAATCACCTAAGCTTCCTGCGTTTTTTAGCACGGAATCTAAGTTTGTAAAACATTATGGTATTCTTTTTAGGTTTGTAACAACTGATACCATAAAATTGCTTGCGCTTGATAACCATGTAAATTATACACACTTTTATAATAACTCACCACCTGACATACAAACTATTCTTAGAAGAAATTATGGATACACCACTGGTCTCAGAGATAGTGCATATCGTAGCGATTTTAAACTTGTAAACCATCTTTGCGAGCTTGGTATGGACGGGTATGCAAACGATCGCATGTTTGTTCATAGAGATGCGGTTGTTGATGTTTATGAAGGCGAAGAAAACATGAAAAATAGACCATTCCATTCAGAGTTGGCGTTATGTAATTTTAATAAGGTAGAATATGTTAATGCATCAGAAGATGTTCAAAATTATATCGATACATATGGTGAAGAAGCATTACAAACCGAAATTAAAAGAAAACAAGACAGTCAACGAAAATGGGAAGAAAAGACCAACCGTGAAAACTCTCGACATAGAAAAAATCGTCCACGTCCAACTGATAATTTCGATGATCCCTTCGATAATATGATAAATAATTCATATTCATCTAATGAAAATAGAGGAATCTTTTCTCAAATGAATGAACAAACAACCAGTGATGATAACAGTTCCGACATGAATAGTGTTCCTTTTGGATCATTAGATAATATATCTGAGGACTCTTTTTCTAGTCCTCCATCTTCTCCACTAAGTTCGGGGTCAGCACCTTCAACGCCTGACAAGCTAAGCTCACGGTTTGTACAGAGGAATATAAGTTTCGAAAGTCCACTCAAAAAACAACGATATAATGGTGGAAAAAAAATATCAAGAAAAAATAAAAGAAAAGCGAAGAAGTCCACAAGAAAAGCGAAGAAGTCCACAAGAAAAGCGAAGAAATCAAAGAAAACCAAGAAGACTAAGAAGACCAAGAAATCTTCAAAGGTGTAATAAACAAAAATGATACAACACCACTTTTGTTTATTATAATTATACTACTTTACGAACCATTTATTTTGCAATCTCTCGGTCTATGATTTCAATCCATTCTTTTAGTCTATCTGGATTATCATAGATATTCACATTCCCGTCTAAGTTTACAATATCTGTATCTTTTTTATTCATTTCTACCATCATGTTTTCATGATACGCATGACAACCCTCCAAATATTCAATAGCTATAGAGCTTTCTCCACTTCTATTACGACTTTGGGTTCGTTCATGGGCTACATTTGGATCAGTCTTCACATAAACAATCGTTTTTATGACAAAATCAGTTATAAAAGTGTCAAACCATGTATTATATATTTGATAGTTAACATCCTCTATCTTTCCACTATCATAAAGCATCTTCGCAAACACATACTTATCTGTATAGAGACATCTTTCTGTAATAAAGATACTGTCGGGATTTTTTGCAATGGCATCCTTCATGACAGCTAATCTGGAAATGTAAGCCATCATTTGAAACGGAAATGAATACTTCTCTTGATCACTATAGAACTTCTCTAACATTGTAACCCCATCTTTATCCTTTATGTTGTTCCAACACTTAACAGGCTCATCAAGAAACACCATTTTATCGGTATCTTTATATACTTCTTTCAACTTTTCTAAAAGTGTAGACTTACCAGAACCAATATTACCTTCAATGCTAATTATATTTGCAGACACACGAGGTAAAGTTGTTGTAGAGTTAACGGCGGACATTATACGCAATATCAGATGGTTTTAGTTATTTATATATCCTATATTATGATATTTATATAATCAATTTGACGAAATATATCTAACATAGTAAATTGAAAGAGGTTTTAATATTTGTTAAATAAGCATAGACACATATTTGGTTATTGTACCAGATCAGTTAAACTTACAGCGTTAATTAAACGACACAGAACTATGGATCTAAATCAAGTGAAATTATCAAAGACAGAATGGACCTCCACAGAGATCCCCATTTCCCAACAAGAAATGAAGATTGTCAGAATGATTGTCGACGGCTACGACGATTTCAATATCCGTGAAAATGAAAACCAATCGATTGCTAGTTTCATTAAAATGACATCAGTTCAAGGAGTTCACGAATACTTGTACATTCATTACTTTGAAAATGATATCAAAAAGTTGGGTACATCTCTCGTACCAAAGGTAAGTGATAAAAAAATTAAAAAATCTGACAAAATGAAACTTGACTTAAACAATAAGAGCAACTTGATCAATGTCGACTATTACGAAAAAAAAATCATACAAACATTGAAATCTCTGGTCAACTGCATTTCCGACGACGGAAAAAACATTCGCGTTCAAAACACTACTACGTTTCATCTACACTATGTCACTCTACAGAAACTTATACGTTACAAGGTTCTCCACATCAATACACATGTTATTACCTTTGCAAATAATATCCTCGACAAATACGAACATATGGTGTCACTCGAGGAAATCTTCAAACACGCAGACACCATCCTAGAAAAAAATAAAATGATAATTGACAACGATGACATCGCATTGTACATTCATCAACGTGATATATTCAGAAACTTACGAAACCCCATGTTCGATGAAAGAAAACAAACATTTAATGAACTAATTGAGAACTTAAAAGATATTCAAGACGACGATGATGAGGAAATCGTGAAGATTATGCAAAACACCTACAAACAATTCAAAACACCTACAAAGGCCAATCTTGTTCTATACTCTGCACCAACTGGAACAGGAAAAACACTTACTCCTCTTGCCTTGTCAAAAAATTATAAGATACTCTTTGTATGTGCGGCGAGACACGTCGGTCTTGCACTTGCAAGAAACGCGGTATCCATTGGAAAACGGGTAGCATTTGCGTTCGGCTGCGAAACTGCAGAGGACATCCGTCTACATTATTCAGCAGCCAGCGTGTTTACACGCAACAAAAGAACCGGAGGTATCGGAAAAGTAGATAACTCTGCTGGCGACAAAGTAGAAATCATGATTTGTGATATCAAGTCCTATGAATGTGCAATGTTCTACATGATGGCGTTCAATCCAATTGACAACTTACTTATGTATTGGGACGAACCTACCATATCTATGGACTATACCGAACATCCATTACATACCATGGTCAACGATATGTGGTCAACTAATATGGTTCCAAATATTGTGCTATCATCTGCTACATTGCCACACATTGATCAACTCCAAATGGGGGTAATATCAAACTTTAATGAAAAGTTCAACGATGCAAACCCTAATGTAGTCAACATTCAAAGCCATGATGTAAAAAAATCAATACCCATTATTGACCGCCATGGATATAGCGTTGTTCCACACTTCTTAAAAGAATGCGAAGATTACGACACTATGAAAGAAGTCGCACAACACTGCACTGACAACAAAACCATGCTAAGATACATCGACCTTAAAGAATGCATTGATTTAGTCATCATGGCGATCAATCTCGGATGTATCACATCAAATACGCAGGTCGAAAAATACTTCGGAAATATCGACAACATCACAATATCTCGTATCAAGGACTTCTATCTGTATGTTATTACACACATCAAAGGAGGAACATGGGGCGGACTCATTATAAACCTCAAAATCCTAAGAAAACAAAAACTAACTTCAAATACATTAGTAGATAGTGCTGGAACCAGGTTACGTAAATCAAGTAGTATCGGTCCTGGTATTACTTCGGGCACAAAACCATCTGCTCACCCAACGTATAAGTCAGCTGGCAACCCGTTACCCGGCCAACCACTTACTAAAATGCAAAGTATTGTTGCACCACCTGCTCCACCTAATCCTAGTGATCTTCCAGGAACATACATCACGACCAAAGACGCAGAAACATTAACAGACGGACCCACCATATTTATTGCAGAAGATGTAGAAAAGATTGCAAAGTTCTACTTAAAACAATCCTATATACCAGCATCAGTTATCACCATTATTATGGACAAAATAGAACAAAACAACAAACTTAGCACACGCATCGCAGAACTTGAAGCCAAACTAGAAGACGAAGAGGAAAAAAAATCTTCGTTTACTACGGCAGATGTAAAGGGGAAGGGAAATGGAAAAGGGAAAGATAAAGGACCCTCAAACTCCAAGAAAATAGAAAGAAGCATTGCGGCAGAGGACAACGGTGTCTCCACAAAAATAAGCAAACTTCACGAAGAGATTGACGGATTACAGAGAGCTATTCGAACCGTAGAACTTAGCGAAGTGTTCGTTCCAAACAAAAGTGCTCATATTGAAAGATGGGCAAGTGACACCGACGCAAGATCTGCATTCACAAGCAATGTTACCGAAGAAGACGTTCATGATATCATGGCTGTCGACGGGGTAAGCGATATCTGGAAAATGTTGCTACTCATGGGCATCGGTGTATTTGCAAACCACAACAGCAACTCTTACACAGAGATCATGAAACGCATGGCAAACGAAAAAAGACTTTACCTTATCATCGCATCAAGCGACTATATATATGGAACAAACTATCAGTTCTGCCACGGATACCTCGGAAAAGATGTCATCTTAACTCAGCAGAAAATGCTACAAGCTCTTGGACGCATTGGAAGACACAATGACCAAAAAGAGTATTCAGTTCGTCTTCGTGATAACGATCATGGAAGCTTACTATTTGTAAAATCAGATAATACTATTGAAGCAGACAACATGAACAGATTGTTTTCCAACAGGGAGGATTAATTCATTATCATTGTAAACTATATAACTAACTAACTCATTTTTATTTTTATTTTTTGTCTATATATCTTATAACATACATAGATATGACCCCTTATTTAACATACTACGTCACATCAAAGTGGAAGAGAATTAGTGTCTTAATTGTTTTGTATACAATTGTGTTAACCGTCTTTTTTGATAACAGTGACTTTACTGGTCTCATTGACATAGAAAAAAAAGTTGGAAAGATACAAAAAAAAATTGGAGCAGAAGATGACGAAACACCTTCTCATCTTGAACTTGTCACATCTTTTTTAGACACATTGATCGAACGCTTCACATTTGTGGTGATCACAATCTCAAGCGTCGGCTATGGAGATGTTGTACCAAAAACTAGACGTTTACGACTTATCAACTCATTCTTCATTCTAGTTCTCATCTATGTGCTATACAATGATTAATCAATCATTATAAAAAATTAATTTAAGGTTTTTATGTTATATATGTACAATACATACACAACATATGTCTGATAAAAAAACATCACGTACATATTCATGTGAATGTGGAAAAAGTTACAAACACCGATCTGGATTATGGACACATAAAAAGATATGTAATTATAAAGAACCTGAATTTAAAGAAGGTGACGAGAATACCAAAAATGTCAATGTATTGAAAGAAGTACATGTCATGTTATTATACCAACATAAGATGTTAAACGAACATATAATGTTTTCAGAAAATAATAATATTCTCTTAAAAAAATTACTAGATAAACTTAAATCATATGAAGACGAGATAGAACAATTAAAATACGACAAGGAGAATTTAATAACTGTTAACGAGATGTGGAAAGATAGTTTTAATTATTTTGTTAACCATAACCAATAATAATTGCAACTATTTATGTAAAATTATATATTTTCAGTAACGGGTATTTTATGTGCAATAAAATTCCATTCCAAACTTTCTGTATATATGAAAATGGACAATTTATAAAATTCCAAAAATGTCCTTTTTGAATTATACAAAACTTTTGAAACACTAAAAAAAATTTTCTTATGCTAACAAAATTTCCATCCATTGATTTTTTTGTTAGCATAAGAAAAAAATTATAAATAACTATTTAAAAAAAAACATTTAGGCATTTTTTCTGTTGTATATATATACAATAAATACAACCAAAAAATGCCAAAAAATGCCAAAAAATACGTGTGTGAAATATGTGACTTTACAGCGTGTAAACAGAGTAATTACGAAAAACATCTTCTTACCAAAAAACACAAAATGGCAGAATACAACCAAATACAACCAACAAAATGCCAAAAAATGCCACATGAGTATTCATGTGAATGTGGGAAAACTTATTCATATAGAGCTTCATTGTTCAATCATAAGAAGAAATGCACTTACGTAGAACCTGAAGTTAAAGTAAATGAAAATATAGAACTTGAAAGTAGCCATGTGAAACAAGAAACACCAGACGTATCAAAGATTATAACACCAGATATAATAACGACACTAATGACACAGCAACAAGAGGTAATGAAGGAAAATAAAGAGTTCAAGGAATTAATTGTAGAACAGCAACTGCAGCAACAGCAGGAGAACCAAAAGTTGCAGAGTCAATTAATAGAAGCAGTAAAAGAGGGAAAAATAATCAATAACATTAATAATGTGAATAACGTAAACTACAATATCAACTTGTTCTTGAACGACCAGTGCAAAGATGCAATGAGCTTGACGGATTTCATTGATAATATGAAATGCAAACTTGAAGATCTGGAAGACGTTGGCAGACTAGGGTATGTCG